CTTTACTAGCAGGTTGTGTACAAAATACATTTTTTGTACCTGCGCCAAAGTTTACAACATTGTTAGAGTTAGAACTTCTAAGAATTGTGTCACGTGAGAGTGTGTCGGGAGTTGCGTCAGTGACAGTACCAATACCTACTTCAAAATCTGCTCCACCATCAGCCTCTATACAATAGTAAGTTGTATTACTATTACCAATACCGGCAACAAAAGTCGTGAAGCCTTGAGAGGCTCCATCGAGATTTATTGTACCCGTACCTGTGCTGGTGCTGGTCTCTTTGACTCGATCATTAAGAACAAGGGCCATTTAAACTCCTTATCCTAATCTGATGATCTCTGATCCACCACCGTTTGCTGGGAATTGAATTTCAAATGTTCCATTTGAAGCTGTAAAATCACCACCGAACGCTAACACAACAACAGCATCATTAGTTGGAGCACTACCATCTTGTCTGTAAATCAAAGCACCATTCGCAGTGAATGAAGCACTAGCCCAACTAACATTATCAAAGTCAACAAATGCTGTAGAAACACCTGATCCACCAGTTACTGATGGGCTGCCACAAACTTTTCCCCCTGCTGAATAAGCAGTACCAGAAGCGTTTGTTATTTCGTTAGTTGTTACATATTTTGTAGTAGTTGCACCCATAGTTGCTGAAGAAGTATAAAGCGCAATATAGTAAGTAGCACCACCATCGAAATCGTGATTACCTTTTAAAAGCTCTTGTTTAAAAACATTACAAACTGCTTGTGATATTGCCATAATTTTCTCCTATTAAGGGTTTTGAGAAGGTATAGGAATACGTAAACTTCCGTCCCTATATTCATCTCTTCGTTTTTTACCTAATTGTTCTTGAGCAAGTTCTTGAAGAGCTTCTTGAAAAGCTTGTTCATATACTTGTTGATCTTGTGGAGCTTTTAAAAACTTAAAAGTTTCCACCATGCAGGCATATAATAAAGCACGTTCAGCATTTACGCTAACCCATGTAGTCGTATTACCAGTACCTAAGCCTGTTGGTTTTTTAGTAATACCAATCTCAAATTTATACACCGCATTTGGTGTTGGTGCAATAGCTATTGTTCCCATGTCCCAAGTCGCATAGTATCTAGGCTTAGCTGTTGATCCTACTTCTGGGGTAGGATAATATTCGTTTAAAAAATCTGCATCAACTCTTTCCAGCTCAAATCTCTCTTTAGTGCCTGAGTTTACGTATATTGTAACATATCTTATTGTGGCAATATCGCTAATTGTTGGTGTGGTAGCAGAGGTTGTCTGTCCCGGTAAACTTACAAATCTATTATTAGCCGCTGTATTACCGCTGATGTATTCTTTAAAATTATCTAGCTCGACGTTTCTAAAAATTCTATCTTCTGCATGAGCTATAATGTCATTGATAATTGTTGTAGTTAAAACAGCGCTGTCTGTTTCTGAATAATCTCTAATTTGTGTTACTAGTTCTGCGTATGTGGTCATGGTAATAATGTAACAGGTCCTACTGATTTTCCTGTTCCTCCAAAGTTTCTTATACCACCACTTTCATAATATTTAAAGGCTTTACCTCCTGCATTTACAAATTGGTTAACATAATCTGTTCTATCATCAATTAGTAGTTTGTTAGCGCCACCATAAGAACCTTTATTAAAATCAGCTACATAATTAGTTGCTGCTGGGGCTCTACCTACACCTGAACCAATAGTTCCAAAATTATTAGTAACCCATGTATTTTTTTGATTGGTTGTGTTAGTGCTTGTCGAAGTAGATAAAACTTCCCATGTATTATTTTTAGAAATAATTAAATCAATTAATGCATCAGCTTCTGCTCTTTTAGCTAAAGTTTGAAAAAAAGTTGAAGGAGCAGCTGCAGCCGCTTGTAACTCGATTGCCGGAGTCATATTATACCAATCACCGTCTGAAGCTAACAAACCCTGTGATATAGCAAATGTTGCGATGGCTTGATAATATTCCGTTAATGTACCATCTAAATCTACATATACAGTTGTAGTACCTGGATTACAATTGTCAGTTAAAAACTGTTCTACTAAATCATTAGGGCTAAAAGTATAATTATTAACGTCAACTTTTGTAACCAAGTGTCCTCTAGCATCATTTATATTATCAGCATCAACTCTAGCTACTTGTGGATAATCTGGAAAGTGTGGGTCTGTTCCTCTAAATCTAACGCGATCTCCAGTGCTATATCCGTGCGCCGGTTGTTTTACTGTAACTAAAATAGAATCGCGGGCTCCTGCTGCCATAGAATTTTCTGATAAAAGATGTGCTACAGGTGGTTCTGTTCTAGCGGGTCTAGCATTTTGTAAACCCTCAGCATCCCCTAAATGTGTTCTAGGCTCTAGTTGTGGGTGTTTTGATTCAAACTCTGATTGATGTACAAAAGCACCGTTCCATTCTTTAACCATTTCTTTATATGGAAATGCCATACCGCTTCGGTCTGAAATTGCTTTAGCATTTTTTCCTGTTGAGAATCTAGACATTATACATCACCTATAAATTTGGGTAATATGCCTGCGGTGCTATATACGTGCTAGTAGAAGACCCATCCTCTACTAAGGCTCTATTAAACTCATCTTCGTACAACATTTTTAAATTATTAGTTAGCTCAGGTTTTACTTTTTGAGAAAGGTAATAAGCTAAACCAGAAACCATACAAGGTACAAATCTATAAGGTACGTCTGCTGTGTTGCTATATCCACCTACGTCTTGAATACGTTTAACATAATACATTGTAACATGCTGAGCAGCCGCGTCAGCATCAGGTGTAGGATAAAGAGTAATTGTAACATTATCACTAAATCTTTGAACGTAATACTGAGAAGGTTGAGACTTTGTAAGTTTATTTGATAAACTTTGAAATGTACTTCTATCTATTTTACTAAGAGATGAATCTGATTGATTTGTAGTCGCTCTATTTCTTCTAAACGCAGCTTCTAAAACATCATCTATTCCGTAAATACCATTAGGTATTGATGTTGCACTTGTGCCGTCAGCAGAGTCTCTAAAAAACTTATACGCCCCTTGTCCTTCAACAAGATCAATATCTAGATTACCTATTTCCCAATAATGTAGTCCTCTATTGGCCCATTCTTGAAACATTATATTTAAAGAACGTCTTGCTGATTTTAACTGATAACCACTAACAGAATCTAAGCCTACTCTATTGTAAGCTTCTTCGATAATGTCATCAATTAAGAAACCACTCTCAAAATTAGTAGTACCTGATGTTGCCATTTAGCCCCCTAGTTAAAAGTAATAGTGCAGCTGCCTGATCCAGAGATTGTTAAGTGACAACCATTTTTCATTCTAATACCACTTCCAGGAACAAAAACTTCTAGTCCTTCTGTTCCAAAAAGAAATGTATGAGCTGTACCTGCTCCTGTAGTTGCATTGTCATGCAAAATAACAGAACCACTTGCGTTGCCCTTTGCTTGAATAGATGTAACTCTGCAAGGCCCACCAACTAAAACGCCAGTAGCGGTTGCTTGAGCTGTTTTCTGGTCTGATGTGAAAGATCCTCCACCTGACATAATATTATCCTCCTAAATTAGTGGGGCCGAAGCCCCACATTAATTAGTTATTAAGCTACTGTTGCGCCGTTTACTGAAGTAGCGACCCACCCAATAGCACTGTTCCAAACTAAAGTTACTGATTCAGCAACTGCGTCAAAAGCAATTGTTGATCCGTTTGCAAATGTAGTTGGGGTAACTGTTGCAGTTCCACCACCATCAACAATCATGTTAATGATTTTCATTTGTCCTGAAGTTGTTCCATCAGCTAAAGTTACAGCAGCGGCTCCACCGGCTGTAGTAAGCTCTGTTATTAGGTTTACAGTATCTGCAGCTCCTGCGCCTGATAATGCTTGTACTCCGCCTCTAATGGCTTTGTTGTAAGCAGCATTACTAGTTATAGCACCAGTGCTTGCATTTTTTGTTATATCTTCGAACCCGTTTTCTGATCTAACCGGTCCTGAAAAAGTAGTTGTACCCATGTTTCTAT